CCTTACAAGAACTTCATCCGTTCCTTTAATTTTTGCTACCTCATCTATTCCACTTCCACTCCATTCAATATCAAATCCAATATGTTCACATGCAATACTTACAAACTTACGTACTGAATGTTGCTCACCCATAGACACTACATAATCATCAGGATTCTCTTGTTGAAGCATTAACCACATTGCCTCCACATAATCCTTTGCATGTCCCCAATCTCTCTTAGCATCCAAATTACCCAACTCTAATGGGGCATCTCTCTTACCATTCTTAATTTCAGAAAGACTCTTTGTAATCTTACGTGTTACAAAATTCTCACCACGCCTTGGACTTTCATGATTAAAAAGAATACCATTACATGCAAAAAGATTATATGCCTCACGATAATTCTTAGTAATCCAATGAGCATATAGCTTTGCTACCCCATAAGGAGACCGTGGATGGAATGGAGTATTTTCTCTTTGAGGAATAGATTGAACCTTACCATACATTTCAGAAGTACTTGCCTGATAAAACTTGGTAGTATTAATCATCCCAAGAACTCTTAATGCTTCAAGAAGTCTTGTTACACCCAAAGCATCTACGTCTGCAGTATAAAGTGCATTAGAAAATGAAACTTTTACATGACTCTGTGCTGCCAAATTATAAATTTCATCAGGTCTGGTCTCCTGAATGATAGAAGTAAGATTAGAGAAGTCAGTTAAATCTCCATAGTGAAGAGTAATATAAGGATTGCCTAAAAAAGAATTAATACGATCTGTACAATCAGAGGTAGAATTCCTACGAATAATACCATGAACACGATACCCTTTCTTTAATAGAAATTCTGCAAGATAAGATCCGTCTTGCCCAGTAATACCAGTAATAAGTGCTGTTTTCATATTAATAATGTACCTGAAAATCTACAGGATTTCTTTTAATATTATTATTTGCCATATGATGTTTCAATAAAAGTTCATTACACCAATAACCATCAATTTCATTTGATTGTCTAATTAGTTGACCAATCTGATTATAGACTCCACAGAATACATTAATAGTATTAGAAGATCCCATAGCAAACCAATCACTAATCATATCATCAGGTTGATAAAGATCTTGGTATATAAGATCATCATCGTTTATCGATACCTCATCCAATTTTAACACTACATGAGGTGAATAGTCAATACGATTTCTAATAACCAAATCATATTCTACATCATTCTCAGCAATATACTGCTCCTTCAAAAGATTTGCCATCATAATACTATAAAACATACTGCTTGTAGTATCACAAATATAATCCTTTGCCACTTCCAATCCAGAAGGAACTTCTAAAGCCCAAGTATGAGCATGAGTAAAAACTTTATCTGGAAAATCATATTTCCTTGTCCACTTCTTTGGTTTTTCAACCATTATTTTTTTAGGATCATAATACTGAATCAACTTATCAATTGCATTTGGATCCAATTGATGACCTTCTCTTCCAGGTATGACTGAATTAGTACTAAGATTCTCCGGATCAAACCAAGTGTGAATAAAGACATCAACATCACTATTATGCTGAAGAATTGATTGACTTAATTTATGAAATCCAACATCAACAACTCTTGGTTGACCAGATAAACACAATGCTACTTTCATACATCTTCCCCATTAATAAAAACTACATCATTCTTAAGTTCCACAAAAGCAGAATCATATACACAAGTCATTTGATTTTCTCCACATAATCACTACAAATACCAAAACAATCATGGTCCTTCATATCTACATGATCATCCTCCATAAATGGAAGCATGTCATCATGCTCTGGCATCACAACAATGGAACGAGAATTATATCTCTTACCAGGATAAGACCAAATATACCCCTGGCTAGTCATGGTATATGAATCTGTTTGGTGCCAGAAATAATTATACCCACTAGATCCAGAAGAGAATTCATAAAGTGCCTCAATATTTTTACAATGAATCCACAACTTTTCTCTATGTTTACTTAACCACAACCAATCAACCATATACTTTGGTTCATCATGACCCAAATAAAATTCTTTAGTTATGTCATCACATCTAATATCAATCTCCACATCATAACCTTGAGAGATTGCATTTTCAATGTATTCTGGGTTGTTTTCCATCAATGAATCGGGTCCATTAATGTTACCACGATGTGCTATTAGTTTCATACGTCGTACTTATCCGAAGGAATAGAGGGCCATCTTACAATAATCAAATCAACATCACTTAAAAATTCTACATCAGAAACTTCATTTGGTTCATAGATCCACATATCTCCTGCTTTAAGATGTTTGCCAGAAGCAATCAATTCACCACTAACAATATAATTTAATTCATTAGTAACTTTATGATAATGTGGAAAGGTCTCTTGACCCTTTGTATGTTGATGGTGAGCTACTTCAAAGAAAGGATTTTTAAAAATTGATGGATCAAAATCACCAACAAACCATCCTGCTTTAAAATCTTTTATATTAGATTGTTTCATTCTAACTCCTGAATTCTAATCTGGTGTCTTCCGCCATCAAAAGTATTCTTTGAGGCAATGTTTAAATACCTTGCCAATGTTTGTTGATCCATATTCTTCGCCGGAATAGCAAAGAAGTTTGCACAATTATGACGTATTGCCATCTCCATAGCATACTCATTATAAATCAATGCAGAACGAATACCCCTATACTTATTAGCACAAACATTAACACCTTGTCCAGTCCTACAGAATCCAAATCCAAAATGACAATCCTTCTCTTGGATTGCCTTTACTGCTTGAGCAATAAAATCTCTGTAGTCACAATCTTTATTAAGGATAGTTCCAAAATCAATATACTCTAACTCATTAGCATATAGAATCTCTTTAAACTTTTCTTTTGCATCAAATCCAGAATGATCTGAGCAAAGAGCAATTGGTTTATCCCCAATCCTCTGAATAACATTCTCCTTATAAAAATGATACTCATCAGGAGTTCCGAAGATGTGCATCTTATCAACAGGAGAAGTCTTAATCTTCTTTCCATCCTCAATAAGCAGATTATAAAGAGGTGAGATATAGAACTCATTGTTAGTTCTCAAATCTCTTTTAATCATCTCTTGTGCATACTTACAGAAATCAGATCCTTTCTTAAATCCATAGATCCCCACACAAGCATTAGGACTAATTGCTTTCTTCTCTGCTGTGGATGTTACATTACCCACATCATCAAGCTGTGCATAGCTGTAGTTAATAGAATTGGATTTAAAAGTAAGAATAAGTCCGTCTGCATCCAGATCATTTAATGTATGTGGATCAAACTTTGGTCTAAATTCAATATCCAATGTATGAATTACCAATGGAGCATCATTATCAATATACTCTTCAGCATAAAGACAGCTACACACTGACCCATCTGTAAGTTTATCAAGAACTACAATCGTAATGTCATCACCAAACTTCTTCTTTAGAAGTTCATCCATATGATGATTATAAACATGCTCATCCCGTACCACAAAGATTAGATTACAATCCTTATAGTCAAGACAATCTAAAGAAATATCAATAAGATGTTTATCCTTGATATTGATTAATTGTTTGGGAACTTTAAACCCTTCTTTAACAAAGCGACTTCCCAATCCCGCCATAGGGATAAGAATATTTGGTTTCATGTTGAATAATATTTAAGAATTTCAGTGGTCTTTTGATGAGCAAATTCAATCCAAGTGCGAATATCTGTGTCCCCTCCAAGTAATTTATATAGGCAACAAGAAGCAAAGATATCACCAGCACCCAGAACATTTACATTCTTAAGCATATCATCTTCATGCAATTTCCAAAAGAATTCATCCTCACCATTGGAACAGATACTACCTGTTGCGCTATGGAGTATAACCCATCCCTTTGTTGCCTCTACTAATTCAGCAAAGTCATCACAATCCTCATCAGATATAAAAAGATAATCTACATACTCAAGCAATTCCTTCTTTAAAGGCTTACCCGGACATACATCTGCTGTAATTATACCATCAAGTGCAGGTATAAAACCAGTCCTTGACATCTCATTTAAATATATTAAGTGATGTACCTGTGATGTAAGAACCTTTGGACTAAAATGCCTAAGGTTTAAACTTGGTTTCGATACCCTTATCCCTGCTTGCTTATCAATGTAAATAAGTGCTTGACCAATATCAATAGGAGACAATCCAATCTTGAGACTACAATCCAATTCAACAAGTGCTTTCCATACATTTGCCATTGACCCAAGAGTCTTCTTCTCTTTCTCCCCCTCAGTTAGAAGAGTGTCAATAGTCAAATGTCCATATAACGAAATATCATACATTAAAACTTTTCCTTTATATCCAAATCATAAATTCTATCAATTACATCTTCATACCTAATTTTTGGTATAAGATTCTTCACCTCTAAAGATTCATAGAGATGCATAAGAACATTATTTCCTCCCTTTACTAACATCATCTTTGCATTATCCTTTACTATCTGCGGAGAATTCTTTACACAGATTGGGTATCCAACCTTCCGCATAATACCAATATCAAAAAGATCATCTCCAACATAAGCAGTTTCTTCTGCAGAGCATTCATATTCTTCTAATATATCATCCAGATAATTCGCCTTATCACTATGAAAACCTTTTCCACGATTTACAACAACATGTAAATTTCTATTCTTTAATATCTTTTCATTATATGGATCTCCAGTAATAAAAACTACATGCACTCCAACAGCACGAAATCTTTTAATTGCTGTCCAATCCTTGTCACAAAAAATCTTTAATACAACATCCCCCTCACGATCATAATATTTGGTGCCATCAGTCATGACACCATCAACATCAAGAATAAGTAGTTTAATCATACAACTACCTGTACTTCCTCATCATCTGAAGATTTCCGCTCAATTTTCTCAATTAGATCAACATTATTAGATGCTATTCCCAATCCAAAAGAATTAGTCAAATTAATTTTAGGAACTTCTAATTGTTCAAAGAAAGCTCCTACACCATCTGGATTAGAAACAGTATCATGAAAAAGAATAACCCCATTCTCCTTCAATAAAGGAGCCCAAGTATCACAATCATTCTTACAATTTTGATAATCATGAAGACCATCAATATGAAGAAGATCTATTTCCTTATCCCACGTCTTTGCAACATCATTAAAGTAATCCTTAATGATTTCCAAATTATCAATCTTTAATTTTTCTTTAATTCCCAAAACAAATTCATAGTCTTCATCAACTCTACCCGCATAAACTGAAGTATCAAAACAATCAATTCCATATACAGGATTATCCTGACACATTGCTAATACAAATGCAGAATATCCATAATCTACTCCAAGTTCAACAGTTACTTGAGGATTGATTTCCTTTACCAACCACTCAACAAATTCTCTATGACTTGTAGGAGGATAGTTCCATCCAGAAGGAATACTTCCAAGAATCTCATCTACTTCTGTATCAGGAAGACCTAATGCGTACTCCCTAAAATTATCTTTTTTATTCTCAACCCAAGAAAAATTTTCAACCATTTAATTGCTCCTCAATCCAATTGTAAGTTTTACTGATTCCTTCTTCAAGTGGCATTGAATAATCCCACTCAAGTTTCTCACGAATGAGATCATTACAAGAATTCCGTCCACGAACTCCCAATGGTCCCTCAATATGCTGTTTGGTTACATTTTTATTAGCAACCTTTGCAGCAGTATCAACCAACTCATTAATAGATACCATCTCTTCAGAACCAATATTAACTGGTCCCATAAAATCAGAATCCATTAACCTTCTGGTTGCTTCAATACATTCATCAATGTACAAGAAGGAACGAGTTTGTATACCATCTCCCCACACTTCAATACATCCACCTTCTTCTGGGAGATTGGCAACCTTACGGCAGATTGCAGCTGGTGCTTTCTCTTTTCCACCATCCCAAGTTCCTTCTGGTCCAAAAATATTATGATAACGGGCAACCCTAACAGGAATACCATAGTTGCGATTGTAAGAGAAGTACAATCTCTCCGAAAAAAGTTTCTCCCATCCATATTCACTATCTGGTTCTGCTGGATATGCAGATTCTTCCCTACAATTTGGGTTGTCAGGATCAAGTTGATTATATTCAGGATAAATGCAAGCAGAAGATGAGAAGAAGACCTTAATCTTCACATCAGTATCTCTTATTGCTCTAAGAATATTAAGATTAATCGTTGCAGAATTATTCATTACATCTGCATCATGCTCACCAGTAAAGATATACCCAGCACCACCCATATCAGCAGCGAACTGGTAGATCTCATCCATCCCCTTTACTACTTCATCCACCACACTTTTATCTGTTAGATCATTTAAAACAAATTCGTGTGCTTGAGTGGAAGAAAACTCAGGATACTTGATATCTACACCGCGAACATAATATCCCTCAGATCGCAGCCTTCTTACCATATGGCTCCCAATAAATCCACCCGCACCACATACAAGTGCAGACTTTTTATACTCACTCATAACTCAATACATTACTCCTTTTATATAGTATACATCATACACATAAATTTTTCAAGCCCTCAAAAGATTCAATAAAAAATCCCCTCTCATCTCCATGACAAGGGGTAGTAATGACATATGCATCATTTAAATTAATTTTTGTTGCTTTCATTATCAAAATATTTACCTAAAAGTTCGGGAGAATATTGTTCAACTCCTTCTACCTTTTGTTTATGTTCCCTCTTTTGTTTCTCAAGAGTATAAACTCTATTCCTTAATTCAGTAGAAGAATATTGATGCTTTCTTAAATGGTAATGAAGTTCAATATTGTTATCAATACAATATTGCTTACCAGTAAAGTCTCTACCCTCATATTCATCACTCAAAAATCTAATATTAATAGTTTGAGTTTGAATTAAATTAAGTAGATCTGCTTCTGTCTCATACACAAGAATCTCATCAACATATTTACAACCTTGCAGTTGAACATAACGTTCGTAAACAGACTGTGTTGGTTTATTCTTAACGCCAGGACGATCTATAGTAGGATCCACCTGAAGTGCGACTATCAAATAGTCACACAACTGCTTCTCCATCTTCATCATTGTTACATGACCAGCATGAAATAAATCACAAGAACTGCAATTAAATCCAATTTTCATAATAAGAAATTAATATATTAAAAAGATATTTTTCTACTAAGTCTTGACGTAAGATCATCAATCTTTGCATTCAATGCATCATAACCAGCAAGTCCCTGACGCGCCTCAAATATCTCATTCTTTACTTGCTCAAGTGCTGCAGTATCACTAGTACCACCACCATCACACTTATCATGTGCTTGTGCTTTAAGTGCTGACACTGCTGCTTCCAATGCTTTTAATCTTCCTTCCACATCAACAGATGCACCGGACTTTCCCTTTCCTACTGGCATGATTTTTAATTTAAACTCCTATTTTATTTATGAGTTGCACTACCATTATGCTATGAAAGCAATGGGTTGCCTGAGGATCGAACTCAGGACCAGTCGGTTAAAAGCCGAATGCTCTACCTCTGAGCTAGCAACCCTAACGGGATAGATGGGACTTGAACCCACGACCTCTGCCGTGACAGGGCAGCGTTCTAAACCACTGAACTACTATCCCAACTCCCCCGGCTGGACTCGAACCAGCGACATTCTGATTAACAGTCAGACGCTACTACCAACTGAGCTACAGGGGAT